CAACAGTTTGGAGTTGTGTGAAAGTAATCTCTGAAACAATAGCTTCTCTACCAATCTCGTTGTACGAAAAAGATGCAGATAATAAAAGATATATTTTATCTGACAATCCACTTCACTCTTTAGTAGGAGAGCAACCTTCACCTCTCTACAACTCTTTTAGCTTTTTTGAAAGAGCCTTAGTAGACCTTTGCCTTGATGGAAATTTCTTTGCTTATATAGAGAGAAATAACGGAGGTCTACCTACTCAAATAATCCCTATCCAATGTGATGATGTAAGTGTCTATGTATCGCCTGATGGTAGAGAAGTTTATTATGAAATAGAACAAAACGAAACTATACCTTATCCTATTACTGGAAAAGTAACTTCAGAGAATATGATCCACGTTAAAGGATTATCTACTGATGGAGTGATGGGTAAGTCACCAATACAAAGTGCAGCAGAGTCTTTAGGTATATCTTTATCTATAGAACAATTTGCAGGTTCATTTTTTAAGAACGGAGCATCGGTAGGTGGTATTCTTAAACATCCAGGAACTCTAAAGCCTGAGACTGCTAAAAGATTACGAGCTAGTTGGAATCAAACTTATAGTGGTTCTATCAACGCAGGTAAAACTGCAATTTTAGAAGAGGGAATGGATTTCTCTCCACGACAGATTCCGAATAATCAGGCACAATTCTTAGAGACTAGACAATATCAAATTAGTGATATTTGTCGTGTTTTTAGAGTACCTAACCATTTGGTAAACGATTTATCTAACGCTACTTACTCTAACATAGAGGCACAGCAAATCGATTTTGTGGTACACACTATCACACCTTGGATTAAGCGTATTGAGATGGCTTTAAATCAAAAGTTAATTCCTTTCAATAAGAAAGGATCACAATATTTTAAATTCAATTTAACTGCTCTTTTAAGAGGAGACTCTAAGTCGAGAGCAGACTACTATAGAACACTTGTAAACATTGGTGTTATTTCACCTGATGAGGTTAGAGCTTTTGAAGATATGAACTCTATGGGTGGACCAAGTGAAAATGTTTATATGCAAAGTAATATGATGCCTTTAGATAGTTTAGGCGAAGGAACAACAAGAAAAGACACAGAATAATATGGCACTAAATCAAGAACAAAAAAGAAGAAAGAAATTTTTAGTTAAAAAAGGTTCATTTGCTGAATCAGTTTCAAATAGTGATACTGTTGATTTAAGTGAAGAAAAAGCTGAGTTATATATAGGTACAGGTGGTCACATACAAGTAAATTTATTTGGTGGTTCAACTGTTACTTTAAAGAATGTACCTTCGGGGACATATTTACAAGGTATTTTCGTTACTAGAGTTTACAGAACTGGTACAACTGCAAGAGATATAGTAGCGATTTACTAAGTGGCACTAAAAGACATAAATACTACTCCTACTGGTGGAATGAGAGAAGAAGCTCGTAAAGGGTTAGAGTGGAGAAAAGAATATGGTCGAGGTGGAACTCAAACAGGTGTTTCACGTGCAAGAGATATAATAAATGGTGATTTAAGTATCTCAAGTATTAAAAGAATGTTTAGTTTTTTTAGCCGACACGAAAACAACAAGGCTAAACACTATTCTGCTAAAGAAAATGATGGTGGACCTACAGCTTGGAGAATAGCTTGGGCATTATGGGGAGGAAACGCAGGATTTAGTTGGTCTAAAAAAAAGGTTAAAGAGATAGCTAGACAAGAAGAAAAAAATAGTTATATTATGGAGAATAAAGAAACTAGAATATATAATGGTAACTACGAGATTCGATTGGATGAAGATTCAAAAGAAACTAGAGTTAGTGGTTACGCTGCCTTGTTCGATACTGATAGTAGAGATTTAGGCTTTAGAGAAACGATTTCTAAACGAGCTTTTGATGGTCGCTTAGAAGATAATGTAATCTTAACTTTTAACCACGATGCTAATTTAATATTAGATAGAAATATGGGTGGTACTTTAAAACTATCAGTTGATGAAAGAGGATTACGATACGATGCAACTTTACCTAATACAACAACTGGTAATGATGTAGCAGAATTAATGAAAAGAGGTTTACTTTATGAATCTTCATTTGCTTTTACAGTAGAAGAGGATGATTGGAGTAAAGATGGAGATGTAACAAGAAGAGAAATTAAAAAAATTGGTCGACTTGTTGACGTTTCTATTGTCGGTGTAGGCGCTTACGCAAACACGGATGTTGCCCTTCGTTCTAAAGAAACTTTCGAGATGGAAGCAACTGTAGAAGAAACCCCTCAAGTGGAAGAAGTGGAGCAAAAGGTTGAGGAATCATTTGATGATTCAAAGTTAAATTTATTAAGTAATGAATTAAAATTAAAAAAACGAATATGAAAAATTCGATTGAAATTCGTCAAGAGAGAGCTACTGCGATTGAAAACGCAAACACTCTACTAAGCTTGGCAAAAGATGAGTCTCGTGACTTTACTGCTGACGAGCAAACTTCATACGATGGTATGATGGAAAACATTGACAAACTAGCTAAAGACATTGAGGTAGTTGAACGTCAAGAAAAATTAAACGCTGAAGCAGCTTCTATACCTGTTTCTCACGCAACTCAAAATGTTTCTGATTCTAAAGAATTACGAGCATTTTCTTTTGTAGAAGCATTTAACGCTGCTAAAAGTGGTCGTGTTGAAGGTCTTGTTCGTGAAATGGATCAAGAGGCTCGTAACGAGAACCCTTCTCAAAACTTCAAAGGTGTGGCTATACCTCACTCTGCTTTGGAATCTCGTGCAAACACAGCTTTAACTTCTAACTCTCAACCAGTAGAGGTTAAGTCTTTCGTAGATGATATGTTTGCTGCTTCTGTATTAGTTGGAAATGGTGCTACAATGTACACAGGTGTTTCTGCTTCTCAAAAAATTCCAATCGTAGCAGGAATTACTGCAGGTTTTATTCCTGAAGATGGTTCTGCTGCACAAACTGCTGCTGGTACTATTGGTGGTGGTCAATTAAACCCAAGTACTATTGTTGCTGCAACTAATGTTTCTAACGCTGCTTTAGCTCAAAACGCTTCTATCGAGGCTGCTTTCAGAAGAAACTTTGCAACAGCTATTATGGCTCAATTTGAAAAGAACTTATTAGTAAGTGGAGATGCTACTAATGGTCCTGAGTCAATATTCGCAGATGGTGTTGCTTACACTGCAGGTACTCAAGCTTGGACTAGCTCTACAGCTTTAGCAACTGTTCAGTCTATGTTTAGCAAAATGATTTCTCAGTCAAACGATGTAAACAAGCCTTCAGTTAAATTATTATTGAATGGTGATGCTTACGCTGACTTAGCTGCTCAAATCGCTGCTAAAGATGGTTCTGCATTTAATGCTGCTTCTATGAACTTAGTTGATAGAACTGTTCTTAACATTCCTTACGCTATTTCAGATAACGTAGGTTCTGATGCTAACTCTGCTTCAAGAGCAAGAGCGTTAATGTTAGATATGGAGAAAGTACATATGGCTATGTTCGGTGGTCTTGATATTTTGGTTGATCCTTACTCTCAGTCTTTAAGTGGTGGTACTTCTTTAGTACTTTCTACTTTACTTGATGGTTTGATTGCTCAATCTTCAGGAAAAGAAGCTGCTGTTAAATGTGTAGCTCCAGCATAGTAGATTAAATTAATTAGAAAGGCGAAAGGGTTAATCCCCTTTCCCTTTTCTTTATAAAAGACCAAAATGGCTATATCGCACTTAGATAATATATTTAACAAAGGTAACTACGAGTATCTAAACCCAAGTCAAAACAGATATGGGAATTTAGAGCTATCGGAAGCTGCGACAACTCAAGTTGTTACAACTGCTGAGTTAAAGGCTCAACTTAGAATTGATACTTCTGATGAGGACACTTTGTTAGCTACATATATAAGTGCTGCGACTCAAATGGCTGAACACTATTGTAACAGACATTTTATTACAGCTAAGTACAAACTTTGGTTTAATGAATTGCCTAGCACATTTAGTTTATACTATCCTGATTGTAAATTTAATTTTTCAGCAGGACAAGATAACGCTAAAGATGGTTTACATTATTTAGCTGCTGTAGGTTCTACTTACACTTTGTTTGCCAATACAAATTGGTACTCAAATCAAAATACTAACCCTTGTCAGGTAAAGATGACTAGCACACCTTCTGATGCGATAGGCACAGGAGATTTAGATGGAACAACTGACGGAATATATTATTTCCAATTCCAAACTGGTATTGGCGATGCAACTGCTGATATTCCTGATGCTA